ATTTGTGATTGAAGCAACATAAAAATAATCTTTTGGATTTTTTGAAAAATCTAATCCCTCTTTATTGACATCTGAATTTCCAGCGATTTTTAAAAGAACTCTCTCACCACCACGTAGGGGAAATCCATTATATAATGATTGCATTTTTCCATCTTCACCACGAATTGAATCACCAGTGTTTACCACATTAATCTTTGCAGTAATTATTGGTGAAAATAAATTTTCATAGTATGTAACTAAAAATGCACCTCCATCTATATCTGCTGTTTTTGAACCATCAGCAGATTGTATTGTCAATTTTTCAAATACGGAGGGTTTTGAATTATACATTATGTGTACCTATGTAAAATATGATGTAATTTTGACAAGGGATTAGTTTCAACTATTGATATACCACCCTTTGAACCACCACTTACAGGAGCTGGAGGAGGACTAACATTTGTTTGTCTACCATCCATCATTATCACTGTACTACCCATCCGCTCCTTTGTAAGATTAGCAATCGCTTCGGTTTTATCAATTAATTTAGTTTGTATAGACTCAATCATATCATCTTTTGGTTTTATCATTTGCTCTATCTCACCACCCTTGTTTAACATATCTAAGAAATTAGCACCGATTCTCTCAGTGGTTTCTTTTGTCATAATGAATTCACCAGAAGTTAATTTTGCTAAAACCTGATCAATACCTGGTTTACCTTCAACTTTACCTCCTTTATTAAATTTTTCTTCCTCAGTAGGTTTATCTAAGTCTTCATTTGGTTTGGCATCCTCTGTTTCCATTCCTTGTCGCAACTCATCAATATCCTTTGCTTGTTCTATTGTACTTACATTAGGTGAAATTCCTTCAATTTGCAAACCACCCATTTTTTTATTAAATTCTTCATCTCCTTCTGCCTCTATTTCTGCATTCCTCTGTGCTTCAGTTTTAATAAAAGATGGTTGACGTTGAACAAAATTATCATTTGGATCAACTTTTTCCTCCTCTTCCTTTTGCTTTTCCTCACCACCACCAAATAAATTACCCCTCTTATCAAGATCAAACGCATTTGCAGTAAAGAAATCTACTGCACCTGTTAGACCTCTCATTATACCTTGTGGTTTACCCTGTTCTTGCCCTTGTTCCTCTCCCTCTTCCTCTTGCTGTTCATCATCTTCACCACTTCTCTCTTGTCTTAGTTTATCTGCTTCATCCTCTACATCTTCTACATCTTCATCAGTCAAACCAAAATTCGCTTTATCTTGAAGAGGAAGCAAGGCTTCAACTAATTCTTTATTGAGAAGTTGAAATCCCTGCTCTGCTTTTGTTATACCTTCATTAAAATCATTTTTTGGTTTGTCAAAATCCTCTTTCTTAAATCTCTCAAGAAATCCGTCAACAATTCCACCTATACCACCCAGTATATCTCTAATTCCATCAACAAATCCTGTTAGTATATTAACTAGCTGTCGCATCTTTTTAATTAATTCACCTACCATTTTTATGATTGCAGGAAGTGTATTAATTAACCAACCTAATAGTAAAACACCAATAAAATCTAATATTCTTCCAAGAAATCCTCTGGTGCTTTTCGCAACTAAGGTTCCTTGTCTTCTTAACACACCACCAACAGTTGTCGCTTCTAATTCATCTTCTCTCACTTTTCTTGCGACACCTTCTCTTCTTTTTCTAAAAAATTCGTTATCTCTTCCAATTAAACTTTGTTTGAATCTATTATTATTACTTGAAATCTCAGCAATTTGACCAGCAGATGATCTTGCTCTTAAAATACCAGCAGAAAATTTAGTAACAGAATCTTGTATAGATTTTATACTTATAGATGATTTGAGTAATGAATTTCTTACTATTCTTCTATTATTTGACATTAATCATGAACCCCATATAATGATTCAGAGTATGAAACATATGGATTTGTTGCATCCGACGAATTTATTTGTGGAATAGTTGAAGTAGGAGTATTTGATGAACTTGAACCACTCGCACCTGAACCAGTGGGAACATTGGTTCCTGTCATCGGAACGGTAATTACATTCGGTGCAGGTTCCTCAAGTGAACTGATATTATCCCCAATTGTATTTTTATTATTATCCACTGCCTTAATTAATTCTGGTCCACCAACTTGGACTCCACTTATATTAACACCAGTGTCCTCATCATCAAATGCACTTGCTTCTAGATTACTTGTATTAATATTACTACTACCTGACATTTCATTACCACTACCCTGAGATTCCCCTTCTCCTGATGGTTTAACGTTAAATAAACTACCAATACCATCAACTAAATTTTTTGCTTGTTGTTCACCAAGAAAACCAGCACCAACTGTCAAAGCAAAATACGCTAATTTTCCTGATACACCTTGATTTCTCAAGAATTTTAATCTTTTTGCGACTAATGCTGACGCTGATGAAAAACCAATCGCACCAGCAAATGCTCTTTCAATTGATTCCCCAAATTGTAAGTCCAAGAAAAAGTTCAACGCAGGTGTAAACATTTTTCTAAAAAATCCTTTACTAGTAGTCTGTGTTATTTTCTTTCCACCTTCCTCAACTACTTCTCCCGTGACTTTACTTTTGAAAGGATTTAAATTACCTAAAAATCTAGTAAATCTATTACCAGTCTTTGCTCCCTCCTGTGCTACATCACCAGTTACATTCTTATTTCTGAATGGATTTAAGAATGCTAGGGGGGAGAATATTTTAGCTGTTGTTTTAGCAATTTTTCCAAATATATTTGGTTTAGCTCCTTTTTCAGCAAGCAATCCCATGCTCTTCAAAAGTGCATTTCGACCCCTAATTACAAGGTTTTGAAAAAACTTTAACATTAATAAGAAGGGTGCTTTAATCAATGCATTTGATGTAACCCTCAATGCATTTGCTGCAAGTGCACTAGTTAATGTAATTAATTTTTTAACACCAACTCCACCTATTAATATAATTGCACCAATCGCCAGTAAATCTTTTCCTAATTTTGCTTTAAATTCATTAAATTTTTCAATATTTTTTCCTGACAAAAGTTTCAGAAATTCAATAGTTGTGTTTGCTAACCAACCACCTAATAATACAAAGAAGAAATTAGCAAGACGAGATAAAAATCCTTGTGCTTTTTCTGCAATCTTTCTAACAGGAGATAACAAGGCATTCTGAATTTTGTTTTCGAGTTCTGATTCCTTACCCTCTCTCAATCCTTGCTCTGCTAATATTGCTTCTCTTCTTTGTTTTGCTGCTTCTCTCTGTCTATCTAATGAATCACTTAACTCTAAATTACTTCTAAGAGCACTTAATGAACCATTTAAATTTCTTACGCTATCAGATATATTTGTTAATTGACCTGAAATCGTATTGAGTGCTAATGTATTTTGTGATATTAAACTGGTTGTCTGTGGATCAGGTTGAGCAGGTGGTGGAACAGCACGACCAGTAAAGACACCAGAAGATACACTTCTATTGATACCTCTTAAACTACCTGCTATTGGCGATTGTAAACCTTGTTCCTCATCCATTACGTTCTTGTTGTGCCTTTAAATTTTCTTCTTCAACATATTGTTGTAAAAGTGAAAGATATATTTCCCTCTCCCAAGGGATCATATTCTCAAGCTCTGTTAAGCTATATTTATGGTGCTGCATCAAGGCAAAATTGATCTTGTAATAAGATGCAAGATCTTCATGTGCCATGCTTATCCGAAAAAATTCTGTAGCCCCTCTAGTACAACTTCATTTTCCTTTTTAGTATTAGGATTAATCACTTTTACAGTGTGAGACAATTTAGGCATTGTATCAAAAAACTTTTCAACTTCTTTAAATTGATTAGAGTTCAATGATTCTACAAACTGAGTTAACTCTTTTTGAGTGCAGTCTGCTGCTGCCCAAGATTCTTCCTCTGAATAAACTTGATCTACACATGATGCAATTAAATCAAATGTATCATCAACTGATATATCAGAAGCAGTGGCAAAGTTGTTTTTAACAAATTCATCAAGAGATGGATATCTCATCCTAAGTGAATAAGTGTCATCTAGTTTAATATCTCTCTGATGATCATCATCAATAATAACTTTAATTTCATCAATATTAATAGATGTTGGAACTTGAGTTTTACCATCATCTGGACAAGTTACCATCACTTCTATTGCTTCACCTACAGACTTACCACGAATGTTTAAAAATAGATATTCAATGTCAAAGGTGGATAGTTTTTCAACTTTAATACCCCTTGACAAGATGCAATTTTTCAATACATCTTTGACAGCGTTAGCAACAGTAGCAGTATCTTGACTCTCCATTGCTAGTATAAGAACTTTTTCCTCTTTTACAAGGAAAGGTCTGTATTTAATTTTTTTATTTGATGAAGGTAGCACCATCTCATAAGTTGGGGTGCTAATCTTTGGTAAAGGCATAATATTCTAAGCACTTCAGTGTGATTATTTATAGTGGTTTTTTAAATGTTAGTTCCAGATCCTAATGATTGTCCTGCAGCATTCGTAACTGCCCTTGATGTTGCTTTACCACTTGCTTTAATATATGGACCGCTATTTAAGACGTTGAATGCACTATTTCTGTAAACATTAGAGAGTGTTGTTTGTAAATCATATCCACTTTGTCTACGATTTCTAAAGTCAGTGCTTGAGAGAGGTGCTTTTTTATTGAATGCAATTCCTAAATCTCTTGCTAATGAAGATGACTCACCTGCGATATATCTATCAAAACTAAATGTACAAGTTGCCTTTAACACTTGTGAATTACTGTAACTTACCTGAGTTGAACTTAATGACAATGGAAACAAACCAACAAAACGATATTCTAAAAATTGAAAATGATTCTTCTCAAATTTAACAATACGTGTATCATTTGATTTGTATGTCTCTGGATATTCTAATTTGTAATAATATGAATCAGAACTTGGATCAGTTGGACTTGCACCTGTTATAAATTCCATCCAATGTTCTAAAAATTTTAATGATTTGTATTCATTATCAACATAAAACTCTAGTGATATCTCTGTAAAATTTCTTGTATGGGCAAATCTCTCAATCAAACCTTGATAATCTCCAGCAGTATTCAATGATGCTAACGCACTGCCAGGTAAGACTGCATTATGACATAACAATCCAATATTTTCTGCAATAAAACGATCATTAATACCTCTCTGTCTCATATATCTTCTAAGTTCACCACTTGGCAAAGCAAATTTAACAAAAAAGTTCGATGTTTGAGCTACATTCTGTAACTTAGGTAAAAAATCTGATATTCTTCTCGGTCTTGGTGCTGGCACTCTAAATACTTCTATAGTATAGTTATTTAGATGGCTTATAGGGGAAAATACTATCCATCCTTTCCTAGAAAGTATAAAGGTGATCCAACAAATATTATATACAGATCTCTTTGGGAAAGAAAATTCATGGTGTATTGTGATAAAAATGCAAAAATACTAGAGTGGGGAAGTGAAGAAATTGCTCTTCCATATGTCTCACCTCATGATAGTCGAGTGCATAGATATTTTCCAGATTTTTATATTAAGGTGCAAGAGAATACAGGTAAAATAAAAAGATATCTGATTGAAGTCAAACCATTGAAACAAACAACAAAACCTAAAAAACCAAAGAGACAAACCAAAGGTTACATTCGTGAAGCATTTGAATATGCTAGAAACCAAGCAAAATGGAAAGCAGCAAGAGAATATTGTGCTGACAGAATGTGGGAGTTTAAAGTAATAACAGAAAAAGAGTTAGACATATGAGTCGTATAGATCCTATAATGAAAAATCTTATCGGTACAGAAAGTCCCGATGATTTAGCAACAGAAGTATTAGGTGTCCTGACTGAAGGAAGTAACGTGCCTGAAGCAGGTAATTTTTATGTTTTTGTATATCGTGCGAAGACACCTGGTATTGCATATGACTCACACCCTCTTGTTGCTGTGACTGAAGTTTTTCAATGGGGATTCAAAGGATTGAATTATCATTGGGGGGAAATGAGGCAATATACGTTTCCAGAAGTAGTCGGTGGTCTGTATAAAGTTGATGAAATGGAGTTAAGAGATTTAAGAACTCTACCTTTTGTCAAAATCGTACTAAATACTTAAAAAACAGTTGATATGGGCAGTAGAAATAGATTTAAGAATAGGATTGCAAAGACTAAGGATAGTAATCTTTCCAGAAAAGAATTAATACAAAAATATGGATTATCTACTTTTAGAGAAGATCCTGTAGAGCAAGCAGCTCTCAATAAATCAAAACCATCACCTGATTTTTCAAAAGATCCAAAATATGCAAGCACTGGCGGACCAAATGGAAATAAGTTTATAGGAGAAAAAAATACTACTGGAGGTACAGGAGCAAAATCTGGAACTACTCCCAGAAGACAGAATTTTAAAATGAGATTGGGATATCCACTTGCAAGAGGTAGTGGAGAAAGAACTGGAGATACTTTATTAATAAAATGTCTTGAATATCAGGCACCTGAAGGTGGAGTAAGTGGTCTTGGATTATCAGGTATACGAGAGACAGGTATTGTTACAGCAGAGAACGGTGGAACATATAAGGGTAAAAATGTTACAAATGGTCAAGTAGTAACTACAGGTTATCGAGATGTGAAAATGAATGTGACTGATGCTAACGCTCGTATGAGTCGTAATCAAAAAATTAAATATTATGTTGAATTACCAATCCCTCAAGAGGTAAGTGATTCCAATACGGTGACTTGGGGTGAAGATCAAATGAATATATTCCAACTTGCAGGAATTACAGCAGCTAGTCAATTTCAAGCTGATGCAGGTGGCACATTTCAACAAGCATTAGATTTTATACAAAAAGGTATTAAGTTTGATGGATTTGATGAAGGCACACAAAATGCAATCAGAAACGCTATAAGTGGTAAAGCGATAAATCAACTTGGTGGTAATGTAAGTATGTCTGGGATAATATCTAGAACCACTGGTCAAGTATTAAATTCTAATCTTGAATTATTATTTGGTGGTGTTAATCTTAGATCTTTCCCATTTAGTGTGACATTTACACCAAGATATTATGAAGAAATGATTGAAGTCAAACGGATAATAAGACAATTAAAAAGTTCAATGAATGCAAAAGGAAAAACTATGTCAGGTGGTTCGGCATCGGGTGCTTTCCTTAGTTCTCCTGATGTATTTTCACTCCGTTACCTGCATAATGGACAAGATCATCCATTTTTAAATCAATTTAAGATGTGTGCGTTAACTGGAATGAGTGTAAATTATACAAATGCTGGAACATACGCAAGTTATGAAGATGGAACACCTGTAAGTATTAGATTAAACATGACATTCAAGGAACTCAATCCTATCTACTCTGAGGACTATGATGGTATGAGTGAATCAGATGGAGTTGGATTCTAATGGGATATTTTAGAGAATTACCTAATATTGCGTATCAATCGCCACTTTTACATAAAAATTCCTCAAGGGATTTTCTTTTAATAAAGAATATCTTTCGTAGAACAAAGTTATATGATTTTTTGGAAAACAGTGTTTCGTTGTTAGAAAAGTTCACGATAGGTGATGGAGATCGTCCTGATACGATTGCAGAGCAAATGTATGGTGACTCATCACTAGATTATATAATTGTGTTAATTGCAGGTATTACAAATATTGTTGATGAGTGGCCACTTCAAGATTATCAAGTTTACGATTACGCATTACAAAAATATGGTAGTGAAGAAAAAATGAACGAAATAAGATATTATGAAACATTAGAAATAATTGATGATCAAGGTAGACAAATTGTTCCTCCAAAACTAATTGTCGATGCTGATTTTAAGGTAGATGGAACTGTAAATAAATTTCCAAGCTCAACAAGATATACATTAAAAGCACTTACAGGTAATAGACAACTAGATGATAAAGATGAGTTTTCAGTTGCCACAGATAATATTGCTCGTGCTGTGACAAATCTTGAATATGAATATACAATCAACGAAGAGAAAAGAGAAATAAATGTATTATCACCTGGATATGTTCAATTATTCATTAATGATTTAAGAGATATTGTTAGTTATGATAAGAGTTCAAGTTACATAGCTAAAAATATTGCAGGAACTGAAAATACTAACGTAGTTAGTCCATAAAAAAAGGAGTCCGAAGACTCCTATTTAAAAATTAAGTTAATCCAAGCTGCTATTACTAAGAGAGTAAGGCAGAGTTGATTATATTTCATTACTCCTCTGCAAGTTTAGCAAAGTAGGATAACGCATCATCCTCTTCTTCTGCTACAGCAGGAGTTGGTTTAGAAACAGCAGCAGTTACTAACTCTTCTGCTTCTCCACGATCAATATCCTCTTCTTCAAACTGTGGTGCAGCGGACTTCTTGTTTCCAAGAACATAGTCAAGACGAGTTCTTAACTCATCATAGGTTTTGAACTGGTCTGGTGCAACAATCTCAGCAAGTGAGAACTGTTTCTTCCAGAGTGATTCCATTGCATCATCATCATCAAGTAAAGGACTTGGTGCTGCAAATTCAGAACTATCATAGTTTCTGTATCCTGCAACATTCTTTGCTTTTAACTTGAAGTTAGCACCTTGCCAGAAATCGAATGGATCGATTGCTTCC